GGGAGTGGTATTTTGTAGAAACGACCGCATTCTGCGGGGCGGCTTGATTTCACTGAGTAATTTTCAGCTATTTTGACGAATTTGTTGCATTAGGCTTAGTCGGAGGCGGCTCGCAATATGAGGCGGCGTGCTCAAACTTCTCTCCAAATCTAAAATTTAAATTACGAGAAATCTTAACCGTATCCCAAGCACCGCATGGCACTTTGTTTCCTTTTATTATCCAGTATCCGCCATCCTCATTCGCTGTAAATGGTTCCTGCGCCTCGACCTCTCTGAGACCATATTTTGTAATCAACTCTGAACGAACATATGCAATGGCATTCTTTGGCTGTGATAAATATGGTGCGCACCCCACAGCAAGCATAGTGACCCCAAGGATTGGGCCGACGCACGGTAGCCGGCGAAATACGGCACATAAAAGGGGCGGGGGCAATTCCGAGCTTCCATTAGAGCTAAACACCGACAACCAATAAAGCATCAAGCCCTATTGATTGCAACGCATCTACGTCAGTTTGGGGCCATGTGCGGTCTATGGGGGGGCCACGCGGTTCCGCGCCACCCCCCCACAGAGAGGGGGTGTCGGCGTCAACCGGATCGGCGCGGAGTGAGGCAGCCAGCACCCTTCCCGACCTTGACGCCCCCCCGAATCCTTACCCCAGCGGTTTGCGCCGGCTCATGTCGTGGTGAAAAATCGGTGCCGCCCATTCGATCCGCTGATCCGGGCGCGGCGGCGCGTTGGTCGATTCGAGGGTGAACCGGTCCGGGGCGCTGCCGGGCTTGATCCGCTTCACCAGGGTCGGCCCCTCGGCCACCTTGACCACACAATGGCGGTAGAGGCAGCCGGAGCGGTCGAACGGGAAGTCGCGGCGATAGAGCAGCACGTCGCCTTCCCAATAATCCGGGAACATGGACTCGCCCACCACCTCCACCGCCACGGCATCGGCGGGGCATCCGGGCGGGGCGCCGACCTCGCCGATGCCCGAGCCGTTGGGGCCATCGTCGAACGGATGCATCTCGGCCCCGGCCCCGACCCTGCCCACCACCGGCACCGTGGCCGGAAGGATGAAGTCGGCGGCGTGGCGGCCGATGGCCTTGGCCAGCTTCTCGACCTGATTGACGGTGATGGTCTTGACCCGGCCCTTGATGAAATCGCGCAGCCCCCCCTCGCTGACCCCGGCGGCGTGGGCCCAGGCGTTGACGTTCAAGCGGGGATGGGCGGCCAGATAGCGCTTGAACTCGGCCCGGATGGTTTCTGTGGCGTCCATGGCCGGCAGTGTAATACCAAATCCCGTTGATCGGAACCGATCAACGGGCCCTCAGTCGCCGGGCGGCGGAGCTCCGTCCGCCTTGGCTTTCGCCGCACGAGCGGCGCGGTCGCAGTCGCGCCCGACCGTGTCTCGATGAGTCGTGCTCATCGAGACACGGGATAGCAGACTCCCGAGTGCGTTATAACGCGAAATCCCGGCTTGACCGTTTAGCGTTATAACGCGATACTCTCGCCATGCCGATTCCTTACCCCTTGTGTCGATGCGCCCTGTGGCGGCGGCGGTTCAGGCTGTGGCGGCATGAGAACAAATAGTGATCAACGGCAAGGCAACCTCAGGAGGACAGCATGAGCAAGAAGCGTGGACGGCCCCGCAACTCCCTGGTCGACCGCGAGCCCAACGGACGGGCGCGGCGCCAGCCCCCATTAATCATTCCCCCTGCCGCCCTGGCCCAGCGCGCCGCTTCGCTCGGCCTCGACGTCGATACCCTGATCCGCCATGGCGCCGCCGCCATCGCCGCCATCTGCCTGGACCCGGGGGCGGGAACCGCCCTGGGGCGGCTGACCTGGCGCACCCGCAACGACGGCAGCCGCGAGCGGCGCCTGGGCGATTTCGGGGAGGCGCGACCTTCGGCATGGATCACCGACGAGATGGAAGCGGCGGCCGAGGAGTATCGGGCGCTGTGGGTGCGCTGGTATCGCGTGGTCGGGTTGCCCCGCCGCCATCCCCAAAGCATGGCGTTGGAGCGGCACGGCCGTAGCGCGGCGGTCGACACCACCAGCGACGCGGCGGCCAAACGGGTGATCGCGCGCATGGCCGAGGCCAATGGAATCCTGCGGGCCTGCCCGCAAGGACGGCTGGTGGCGGCGATGATCGACGCTGTGGTGATCGACAACGTCGTACCGGAAAGCCTGCTCCAGAGCTTGCCCCGGACAAGATCCGGGGGCGAGCGCTCGGCGGCGCTGGCGGCGCTGCGCTCGGGCCTCGGCGCTCTCGCCCAGGCCCGGTCGCGGGGGCGGCGGTGCGGGCAGGATGCGGAATATTTTCCGATAAATCTAGAATTTTAGGTTGACATTCCCTTAAGGACGTGCGAAGTCATTAATACACCCTGGCGATCGAACGCCCGGGACGATCAAGCGCCCGGAGGCCTGCCAGCTTCCGGGCGTTTCCCATTCCCGGGGCCGGACGGCACCGGGAGATCCGACGATCCGGAGTCCCCATGTGGCGGTCCATCCTCTCCAGAGCCAATGCGGCGCCCCAACCCGACGCGGCGGACCCTGCCGGCGCAAGGCGGGCTGGGGCACCGGCCATCCCGGCACCGGCCTTTGCCGGCGCCATGACGCGGACGCTCCCCGGGACACGCCCGCCGATCCGGAGCCGCCGCCGCCCGACCCGGTCGAGCGCATGCGGGTGCTGGCCAACCTGATGACCCAGCGAGCCCTCGCCGCCCATGACGCGGCGACGCAGGACCCCCAGAGGGACACCGACGCCATCGATGCCCGCATCGCCCGCGCGGTGCGCACCGCGGCCCAGGCCACCCGGGTCGAGCTGGCGGCGCAGAAGGCCAAGGTCGATGCCGCCGGGGCGGATGAGGTGGCCGACGCGATCATGGTCACGGTGCGAAGGATCGGCGATGGGACGGCGGATTGAGGTTACCCCGGAACTGACCGCGCCGCAGTTCGACTTCGTGTTCGCCGGCGATCCCTTTCCGGCCTTCGTCGGCGGCTATGGCGCCGGCAAGTCCGAGGCCCTGGTGGTGCGGCTGTTGCTGCTGAAGTTCCGCCATCCCCGGCTGGATGTGGGTTACTTCGCCCCCAATTTCGACCTGATCCGGCTGATCGCCTGGCCCCGGTTCGAGGAAAAGCTCGACGCCTGGAAAATCCGCTACCGGCTGAACCGGTCGGAGAAGGTCATGCGGCTGGCGACCGGCGGCCAGATCATCTTCCGTTCCATGGAGGTTCCCGAACGCATCGTCGGCTTCCAGATCGCCGATGCCGGGGTCGACGAGCTGGATACGCTACGCGAAGACCACGCCAGGAAGGCCTGGGACCGGATCATCGCCCGCTGCCGGCAGAGAAAGCCGGACGGAACCCCCAACACCGCCGCGGTGGCGACGACGCCGGAAGGGTTCCGGCTGGTCTACTGTCTGTGGCAGCGCGACCGGCGGCAGGGTTACCGGCTGTTCCGGGCGCCGACCCGCTCCAATCCGTTTCTGCCCCAGGGCTATATGGAGCAGTTGCGCTCGACCTATTCGCCGCAATTGCTCGACGCCTATCTGGAGGGGCGCTTCGTCAACCTGACCAGCGGCACCGTCTACCCGGATTTCTGCCGGCGCGCGAACCACACCGACGCCGAATTGGCGCCGGGCGAGGCGGTCCATGCCGGGGTCGATTTCAACGTCTATAACTGCACCGCGGTGATCGTGGCGATCCGCAACGGCCGGCCGCTGATCCTCGACGAATTGACCGGGTTGCGCGATACCCCGGCCCTGGCCCGCCTGCTGAAGGAACGCTACCGGGACCGGGACCATCCGGTCACCGTCTATCCCGATGCCAGCGGCCAGGGCCACAAGACGGTCAACGCCTCGCTGTCGGACCTGCAGATTCTCAAGGATCACGGCCTGACGGTGGTGGTCAACCCCACCAATCCCGCCGTCAAGGACCGGGTGGCGGCGGTCGGCGCCGTGATCTGCAACGGCGAGGCCCGGCGCGGGTTGCTGATCAATACCCGGCGCTGCCCGGTGCTGACCGAGTGCCTGGAGCAACAGGTCTACGACCGGCACGGCGAGCCGGACAAGGCGGCCGGCAAGGACCATGCCCCGGACGCCCTGGGATATGTCGTGGTCAAGCTGTGGCCGGTGGTCAGGCCACCTGCGGCGCGGGTGGTCAATCTTTCCCTGTGAGGTTTCGTCATGGCATCCCAAGTAAGCGATCAATCCGCCGCCGTCGCCGCCATGGCCGAACACTGGCCGATGATCGACGCCCTGGTGGGCGGCACCAAGGCCATGCGCGCCGCCGGCAGGGCGTTCCTGCCGCAATGGCCCAAGGAAGACGAGTCCAGCTACCAGACCCGCCTTGCCGTCGCCACCCTGTTCCCGGCGTTCAGCCGTACCACCGCCGTGCTGGCGGCCAAGCCGCTGTCCAAGCCCATCGGCCTGGGCGAGCTGCCGCCCGCCATCGCCGGTTTGATCGCCGATATCGACATGGCCGGCAGCACCCTGCATGCCTTCGCGGCGCAGGTGATGCTGGCCTGCCTGCGCTATGGCCTGGCCGGGGTGCTGGTGGAATGCCCCCCCGCCGAGGGGGCGGTGACCCGGGCCGACGAGGTTGCCCGCGGCATCCGGCCCTATCTGGCCCTCTACCCCGCCAAGACCATTTTGGGCTGGCGCTCGGCCCGGGGTCCGCAAGGCACCATCCTGACCCAGTTGCGCCTGTTGGAACAGGTGACCGAGGCCGATGGCGATTTCGGCGAGGCCACGATTACCCAGGTCCGGGTCCTGACTCCCGGCGCTTGGGCTATCTGGCGCCAGGCATCCGCCGGCACCGGCGACAGGGAGGAGTGGGTGCTCCACAGCCAGGGCACCACCACCCTGACGACGATTCCCTTCGTGTTCTTCTACGGCCTGCGCGATGGCTTCGGTCTCGGCCCGCCGCCGCTGCTCGACCTGGCCTATCTCAATGTGGAGCATTGGCAATCGGCTTCGGACCAGCAGACCATCCTGCATGTGGCCCGGGTGCCGATCCTGTTCGCCAAGGGGTTCGCCGAGGGCGATTCCATCCTGGTCGGGGCCAGTTCGGCGGTGTCCAGCGCCAGCCCGGATGCCGAACTCAAATATGTCGAGCATAGCGGCGCCGCCATCGAGGCCGGCCGTCAGGCGCTGATCGACACCGAGGACCGCATGCGCCAGATCGGCGCCGAACTGCTGGTGCAAAAGCCCACCATCGCCACCGCCACCCAGACGGTCTCCGAGGGCGAGGCCAGCCGCTCGATCCTGCAGCGCATCACCGAGACCTTCGAGGATTCCCTCGCGGAATGCCTCCGCTTGATGGGCGCGTGGATCGGCGAGACCGTCACCGCCGAAGTCGAGATGTTCAAGGATTTCGGCGCCACCGATCTGTCCGAACGGTCCAGCGACATCCTGTTGCGCGCCGCCGCTGGCGGCCATGTGTCGTCGGAGACGGTGTTCCACCAGTTGCGGCGCCGCGACATCATCGCCCCCGATCTGAGCTGGGACGACGAGCAGGGCAAGTTGGCCGCCAAGCCGCCGCCGGTCAAGGACGACCAGCCCACCTGATCATTCACCCGCCCGGCCATTGCGCCGGGTTTTTCATGCCGCGGCGCCGATGCGCCCGGCGCCCCCGGCCCGGATGGGCCTTTTGCCAGAAGGTCGGATGATTCATGAAACTCAAGCTCGACGATAACGGCCATGTGGTCGTGCAGGACGGCAAACCGGTCTATGTCCACGACGACGGCAAGGAAATCGCCTTTGACGCCGCCGGCACCGTCGCCACCATCTCCCGCCTCAACGGCGAGGCCAAGGGCCACCGGGAACGGGCCGAAAAGGCCGAAGCCGGGCTCAAGGGGTTCGAGGGCATCACCGATGCCGGCGCGGCGCTGAAGGCCCTGGAGACGGTCAAGGGACTCGACGCCAAGACCCTGGTGGGGGCCGCCGAGGTCCACCAGGCCAAGGCCGAGGCGATCAAGGCGGTGGAGGAGAAATACGCCCCGGTCCTCAAGGAACGCGACGACCTCAAGACCGCCCTGGTGAGCGAGAAGCTGGGCGGCGCCTTCGCCCGCTCCCGGTTCATCGCCGACAAGCTGGCCATTCCCGCCGATCTGGCCCAGGCCCGCTTCGGCGAGTCCTTCCGCCTGGAGGGCGGCGACGTGGTGGCCTACGACAAGGCCGGCAACAAGCTGTTCAGTCGCGCCCGCCCGGGCGAGGCCGCCGGGTTCGACGAAGCCCTGGAACTGCTGATCGAGCACTATCCCTACCGCGACCACATCGTGAAGGGGTCGGGGGCCTCCGGCGGCGGCGCCCAAGGCGGCGGCCATGCCCTTCGCCCCGGAACCAGGACCCTCGACCGCGCCGCCTTCGACCGCATGCCTCCCGAGCAGCGCATGGCCCACGTCAAGGCCGGCGGCACCGTCACCGACTGATCGACGGGGAATGCGGGCGAGACGCCCGCGCTCCATCGAAGGTTAACCAATCCCCATTTTCGGAGTAACCACCGTGGCCAATACCCTGACCTCCCTGGTACCGACCATTTATGAGGCCCTCGACGTGGTCTCGCGCGAACAGATCGGCTTCATCCCCGCCGTGGCGCGCAATTCCAGCGCCGAACGCGCCGCCCTCAACCAGACCATCCTGGTCCCCATCGCGCCGGCCACCACCCTGTCCGACAACACCCCCGCCGTCACGGCGCCCAATGAGGGCGACCAGACCGTCGGCAATGTCGCCATGACCATCAGCCGTTCCAAGCACGCCCCGATCCGCTGGAACGGCGAGGAACAGCGCGGCCTGATCAATGCCGGCAGCTATGGCGGCATCCTGACCAACCAGTTCGTCCAGGCGTTCCGCGCCATCACCAACCAGATCGACATCGACCTGTGGACGACGGCGTCCCAGAACGCCTCCCGCGCTTACGGCACCGCCGGCTCCACCCCGTTCGGCACGGCCGGCGACCTGTCGGACATCGCCCAGGTCCGCAAGATCCTGGACGACAACGGCACGCCCCAGGGTGACCTTCAGCTTGCCCTCGGTTCGGCCGCCATCGCCAATCTGCGCGGCAAGCAGAACGTGCTGTTCAAGGTCAACGAGGCCGGCACCGACGCGCTGCTGCGCCAGGGCATCATCGGCGAGCTGGAAGGCATGAACATCCGCAACTCCAACGCCGTCCAGGCGGTGACCAAGGGCACCGGCGCCGGCTACACCACCGACACCGCCGGCTATGCCGCCGGCGCCACCACCATCACCCTGATCACCGGCACCGGCACCGTCCTGGCCGGCGACCGCGTCACCTTCGCCGGCGACGCCAATATCTACATGGTGGCCGGCGGCATCGCCGCTCCCGGTGCCATCACCCTGGCGGCTCCCGGTCTCAAGGTGGCGCTGCCGGCCGCCGCCACCGCCGTGACCATCGGCAATACCGCCATGGCCAATATCGCCTTCACCCGCTCGGCGGTGCAGCTTGTCACCCGCGCCCCGGCCATGCCGGTCGGCCCGGACGGCAAGGCCATGGACATGGCCGACGACGTGATGTCCATCACCGATCCGCTGACCGGCATCACCTTCGATATCGCGGTCTACCGTCAGTTCATGCAGCTGGTCTACCAGGTGCGGCTGGCCTGGGGCTATCAGGCGATCAAGTCCAACCACATCGCCCTGCTGCTGGGCTGATACGGCGGGCGAGGGCTTCCGCCCTCGCCCCTCCATCATCTGGGGGACATCCCATGATCTGCAAAACCATCCGGGTCACCGCGCCGGTCTCGGACGAAAACCCGCTCGGCTACATCGTCATCAACGAATCGGACCTGACCGACGGGCACACGCTTTTCGACGCCCCGGAAAAGGGGGCGCCCGAGAGTGTCTCCGTTCCGAAACGGGCCAAGTGACATGGCGCTGACCGATGCCCAGATGGTGGATGTCCGGCGCTACATGGGCTATCCGCTCGCCGGAACCACCATGCCGATCACCAATGACCAGGATCTGGTCTATGGCCGGTTCGGCATGGTCACCATGTCCCTGCAGCAGCGCCTGACCACGCTCGGCGCCGCCGAAGAGGCCATCCTCACCACCACCTATCTCGCCAATCTCAATACCCTCGAGGCGGCCATTCCCGCCGCCGCTGCCAATCTCGACACCGACAGCGCCGCGGTGTGGACCCACAACAAGAACGAGGTCGCCGAGCGTGCCGCCCTGTTCAATCGCTGGCGCCGCGAGATGTGCGCCTTCATCGGCTTTCCCCCCGGTCCGCTGCTGGCCGGCAGCGGTTGCAGCATCGTGCGGTGCTGATATGGACGGATTCACCATCCAGGCCCGGGTCTATGCCGGCTATGCCAAGGCGGCGGCCCGCGTCGGCCTGCCGCACCACCTCTACCGCCCGGCCGATCCCATGGCGCCGCTGGCGGCGGTGCTGGTCAGCCTAGCGGCCAGTTTCAATGTCAAGGGCGCCTATACCCAGCCCAATATTTATGGCAACGCCCTGTGGCAGTGCATCGCCGATGGGGCGCAGTTGCGAGTTGGCGACTATCTGCGCGGCGCCGCCACCTATTTCATCGCCGCCCTGCAGCCGCTGCTGCCGATCCTGGCGGTGGAGTGCAATCGCACCATCCAGGCGGCCCGGGTCGCGGCGGCTTCCGGTGCCGGCGTGGTCGGCTATAACGGCGGCTCGCCCGCCACCGAGGTTGCGTTTCTGACCGGCTGGCCTGCCTCGGTGCTGCGCGGCCCGCCAGGCGAGAAGAACCCGGTCGGGCTGCCCGACGATGTGCGTCAACCCTGGTTTCAGGTGCTGTTGCCGGCCTCTGCCGGTCCCATGCTCCGGCCCTCGGACATCATCACCGACGACCTCGGCAATCGGTACATTTGCGGTCAGGTCGAACTGACCGATCTGGGCTGGCGGCTTATGGTCCAGCAGGCGGTGACCTAGGATGAAACCGCAGTGTTTCATCCGGCGCGGGTCGGAGACCCGTTTGGTGGAGAATTGACATGGCTGACCTCTCCGACGTTCAGCGGGCGGTGGTCGATCTCCTGGCCGCCACCGCCTATCCCGCCGGCACCGCGCAGCCATCGGCCATCATCGATCCCGCCACCGGCGCCCCGGTGACGTTCCAGGCATCGCGCGGCTGGCCACAGCCGGCCCAGTTGCAGGACCTCCTCCGGGCCGGTTCGGTCTATGTCAACGTCTGGGCGCTCAAGGGCGGCCAGTCCACCACCCGCTATCCCGTCCGGTGGCAGACGGTGGCGGTCACCCCGCCGACCGTCACCCTGGCGGTCTCCGGCAATACCGTCACCCTGGGCGGCGCCATCGCCACCGGCCAGAACGTGGCGATTGTCGTCGATGGCGTCGGTTCCGTGCATGCCGTCCAGGCCGGCGACACCCTGGCCGGCATCGCCTCAGGCCTGGCCATGGCCATTGGCGGCGGCGCCACCAGTTCCGGCCCGGTGATCACCATCCCCGGCACGCCCACTATCGGCGCAACGGTGGGAACCTTCGGCCAATCCCTCCAGGAGGTGGCGCGGCAGATCCGGCGGCTGCAGGTCAATATCTGGGCGCCGACCCCGGGTATCCGCGATGCCGCCGCTAAGGCGCTGGTTCCGGCGCTCCGCTCCGTCACCCGGCTGGCCCTGCCCGATGGCAGCGGCGCCCGCCTGATCACCGAATGCGACGGCGACGATGACGACGCCGACCAGAAGGAACAGGCCTATCGCCGCATCCTGATCGTTCCGGTGGAATACGCCACCACCGTCACCGGCAGCGCCGCCACCGTCGCCGTGGTCACTACCACGCTATCGCCCTCGCCCGAGGGCTGTCCCGTCACCCGATTCGACACCACCACCGGAGTTCCGACGCCATGAAGGCCCTCACCGTCATTCACCCCTTCGGCGCTTATGCGCGGGGGGACCGCATCACCGATCCGGCCGCCATCGCCGCCGTGCTGGCGGGCGACAACGCCCACCACGTCAACCGGGTCGAACTGCCCGATGCCCCGGCGCCGAAGACCGCTCCCGCCCCCACCGCCTGACCGGAGGCCTGACCCATGCCCGTTTATGCCCTTGGCGCGCTCAACACCACGGCGCTGACCGCCCCGGATGTCTACATCCAGAAAATTCCGCCGCGCACCCTCTATATCAACGGCGTCCCCTCCGATAGTCTCGGTCTGGTCGGCGTCGGGTCGTGGGGACCGGTCAACTCGGCCATCCTGGCCAGTCCCGATACCTTCGGGCCGGTGACGGTGCGCTCCCGCGATCTCGCCACCGCCCTGGCGGTTTCCGCTCAGGCCGGCGCCCAGAATGTGCGGGCGGTACGGATCACCGACGGCACCGACGCCGCCGCCACGGCCGCGCTGGTGGACACCGCCGGCACCCCCGTCACCGGCGCTACCCTGACCGCGTTCTACAGTGGCGTGGTCGGCAACACCCTGACCGCAACTATGGCCGCCGGCACCAGGACCGGCAGCTTCAAGCTGACCCTCCAGCGCCCGACCTATACCGCCGAGGTGTTCGACAATATCGGCGGCAGCGGTGCGGCGTTCTGGGTCAATCTGGTCAGCGCCGTCAACAACGGCCAGAGCGGTATCCGTGGTCCGTCGCAGCTGGCGGTGGCCAGTCTCGGCACCTCCAGCGCCGCCCCCGCCGTCGCCGGCGCCGTCACCCTCTCCGGCGGCAGCGATGGCACCACCACGATCACCGACACCTTGCTGCTGGGCACCGATGGCACGACGCCGTCGGCCCGCACCGGCATGTACGCCCTGCGCGGTTCCGGCGTCCAGGTGCTCAACCTCATCGACCACACCACCTCGACCGGTTGGCCCACCATCGTCGCCTTCGCCGAGTCCGAGGGGATCTATTCGGTCAACGCGGCGGCGGCCGGAACCTCCTATTCCGCCACCTCGACCTTGCTCAACACCGCCGGCACCGACGACCCGGCCCTGAAGCCGCTGGTGGGTGATTGGACCTATTGGAACGACACCGTCAACGGCGTGCTGCGGCTGCTGTCGCCGGCCACCATGGTGGCGGCCCGGATCGCCGCCACCTCGCCGCATCTGTCGTCGCTCAACCAGCCGCTGGCCGGGGTGGTCGGCACCCAGCGCAGCAGCCAGAACCAGCCCTACAGCCTGGCCGAGATCGGCGCCACCGCCACCAGCCGCCTGGACGTGGTGACCAATCCCTGCCCCGGCGGCAATTATTACGGCTGCCGCACCGGCCGCAACGCCAGCAGCGATCCCACCCGCAACGGCGACAACTACACCCGCATGACCAACTACCTGGCCATCACCCTGGCGGCGTCCTATGGCTGGGTGGTGGGCCAGCCCCAGACCAAGGATCTGCGGAGCAAGGCCAAGGCCTCGATCGCGGCGTTCCTGTCCGGCCTGGAACAGCAGGGCATGATCGGCGACGTCAACGGCGGCCCGGCCTTCAGCGTGGTGCTGGACCAGACCAACAACCCCGACAGCCGGGTGGCGCTCGGCTACATGCAGGCCGATGTCCAGGTCAAGTATCTGTCCATCGTCTGGTTCTTCCTGGTCAATCTGGAGGGCGGCCAGTCCGTCAGCGTCCGCCTGACCAACACCCTGGCCGCGTAAGGAACCCTTCCCATGCCCATCAACGACCAAAGCGTCGGCCGCGACGTGACGGTGGATATCGTCACCTCCTATGGCCTCGTCAGCTTCTCCATCACCACCAGCTTTCACGCCAAGCCCAAGCATACCGACCTCAAATCGGTGGCCCTGGACGGCACCCACCGCGAGGGCTATGTCCCGGCCGGCTGGGATCTGACCTTCAAGCTGGATCGCGGCGATTCCACCGCCGACGACTATTTCGCCCAGGTGGAGGCCGACTATTTCGCCGGCATCAACCAGGCGCCCGGAACGGTGCAGGAAACCATCACCAACCCGGACGGCTCCATCAGCCAGTACCGCTACGAGGGGGTGACGCTGAAATTCGACGATGCCGGCGAGAAGGCGGGCGACAAGCTGATCCAGATGAGCGTCGCCGGCTTCGCCAACCGCCGCAAGAAGGTGATGTGATATGGCAAAAGTGACAATGCGGGACGGGGCAACCCCGTCGGAAAAGATCATCAAGGCCGCCGCCGCGACCATCTCCGTCACCGACGCCGATGGCCGTGTCATCGTCATCGGCAAGCCCCGGCCCCTCGACAACCTGGATTTCGCCAAGGCGGCCGGCGGTGACAAGCTCAACCTGATCTATCTCGCCGAGGTCGCCCACCTCAAATTCGTGCGGCAGATCGATGGTGACACCGTTTCCACCCCCTCCAACGAACTCCAGTTGCGCGCCCTCTATCAGCGTCTGGGCGACAATGGCAACGAGGCGGTGCAGATGGCGGTGGCGGAGAACTTCATGCCGAAAGGAATGGAGGAGTCCGACCTAAAAAACTCCTGAGGGACGACGCCGCCAACGAATGCCTGTGGCTCGTCCATAACGGAGTCCCCTTCGACGTGGCGTTCTCGCTGGACACCCCCCATCGTCAATGGATGGCCATCAAGTTCAGCGAGTTCCACGGCGCCGAATTCGACATCGGCGCCATGCGGTTCAAGGAGCGCAAGCCATGAAGCAATTCGGCAGCCTGGGGGCGTTCGCGGTCGAATTGCTGGCGCTCCGGATTGTCACCGAAAAGGCCCTTGAGCATGGCCTTGAGGTGGCGGCGAGAAAGGTCGAGGCCACGGCGAAAGCCGAGATCGGCCGCTACCAGGATGAGATCGGCCCCTTTCCCGCCTGGGCCGAACTCGCCGAATCCACCAAGGAAGACCGGGTGCGGCAGGGCTTCACCGAGAACGACCCTCTGCTTCGGTCGGGCGAGTTGCTCCACTCGATCAGTCACGAGACGAAAGGGCGGCAGGCGGTCATCGGATCAACCTCGGAGGTTGCCGTCGACCAGGAATTCGGCACGGCGAAGATGCCGCCGCGCCCCTTCATGGGGCCGGCGGTCGAGCGCAATCACGAGGTCATCAGGACGCTGGTCGGGACGGCTGCGGTGCAGGGCCTGCGGGGCAATGCCCAGATTCATCAGAGCCTGGGATACGACCACAAAGTTTAGGTGGTGAGGATCGGGGTGGTCGATGAACCGGAAACGGTCGGCGAGCCAAGCGCGGGTATCGGAGAGAGGCGTGGTCATGACGATTGAAGCCTATCAGGTCGCGGTGAGAATCGCCCTCATCGAGAATGTTACCAGCGGTCTGGCGGCGCTGTCGCGCCACTTCCAATCGGCGAATGCGGGTGCCGATGCGTTGGAGCAGAGGCTGGCCCGCATCGGCAAGATGTCGACGTTCGGCGGAGCTCAGCGCGCCGCGGGAAACCTCGTCCTGAAAATGGACGAGGGGATGCTGGATGAGGCGAGGCGGCACCAGGACCAATTGGCGGTGCTCCGCTTCCCGGGTATTAACCATGGCAACTTCGCCTCGGCCATGGCCCGGGATGGCGACGTGGCCGAACGGGTGATCATGGATGCGCCCAAACGCGCCGAGCAGCGCGGCCCCCTCGGCGATCCGGCGACCGGGGGCTTCACCCCGGATCGCTTCAACGACGTGTTGAGCCTGATCACCAAGGCCTATACCGCTTCCGGCGGTCGGGCGGCGCCCGATCAATCCCTGGAGTTGATCATGGCCGGCGGGATCGCGGCACAGGCACGGTCGGACCGCGCCTTGTTCCTCGGGACGATGGACCCGGCGAAGGCGGCCGGCCCCGGCAGAATCGGCGACGGGCTGCTGGCCGGTTGCCGGGAATGGGTCCTGGGGCACACCACCCGGCAAATCGCCGACCTGATGGCCGGGAACGGAATGCGGGAACCGGGGCAGGCCGGCGGCGATCCGGGCGCGCTCAAGGATGGGACGGACCCGTTTGCCTGGACGGAGCATCTGCGCGCCACCGCTATCAGGGACGGCTCCGCCATGGCGGGGGCGCTGTCCAGGATGACCGGCGATCGCAAATTCACTGACCTGATGTTGGGGAGGTCCAGCCATCGGGAGGGGATTCAACAGAGCATGGCCACCGCCGGCGCCGGCACACTGAGCGGCAAGCTCCTCCAAGACGAGGCGCGGCGCGCCGATCTGACGCCGGAGCCTGGGCGCAACATCCTGCCGCTGGCCATCGCCGGGTTCGAGCGCCTCAATGGCGTCCTTGAGCGGGTCATGGCCTTTGCCCGAGAGCACGGCACCCTCACAAAATGGGTCAAGATCGGGGCGGCGGGTCTTGCCGCCGCCGCCGGCCTTGGCGGCGTGTTGATGCCGGTCTCGGGTGGGATCGCCACGCTGGGGCTGGCGCTTAAGGGGTTTCCTGCAGGGGCCAAGCTGATGGGCCTGTCGAACGGATTCACCGCCCTTGGCGGGGCGCTGGGACCGTTGATCGCGCTGCTGGCCAAGGGCGGGGTTTATGGGGCGGTCGCCCATGGGGTGGTCTCCGCCGTCGATCCCGAGGACAAGGCCGGCGGCTGGATGGATAAGACCATCCCCGGCATGTCGTGGATCGACGACAAGGCCAGCAAGGTCGGCTTCGGCCTGAGCTATGCCGAGCAGCGGGAGAAATTCGGCATTGGGGGGCAGCCCCAGACCATCAACCTGACCAACACGACCGTACTCGACGGCAAGGTCATCGCCACCAGCGTCACCAAACACATGGCCGACGGCATGGACCGCGCCCCGGATTCCGGGACCGGCTTCGACGGCCGCCAGTCGCTCGCCCCCACCTTCCTGCCGATGATGCCCTGATGCCCGTCACCCCAACATCATCGAGCGCCGGCCCCTCCGGACAGATGCTCTCGGCTGGCCCCAACCTGACCTTGGGCGACGTGGTGTTCTCCGAGTTCGAGATCCCCGAATCCCTGCCGCTGGGCGGCGATCATATGCTGGCCGAGCACAAGCTGCCCGGCGGCGTCCGGGTGATCGACGCCATGGGACCGGACGAGCGCGACGTGGAATGGAGCGGGCGGTTCCGTGGCGCCAATGCCCAGCTTCGCGCCCTGCGCCTCGACACCCTGCGGGCAGGGGGCCGCCAACTGACCCTCACCTTCAGCGGGTTCCGCCGCCAGGTGGTGATCCGCCGGTTCCATTACGACGTTCAGATGGCCGGGCTGGAGATTCCCTACAAGCTGACCCTGTCGGTGGTGATCAACAGCAATCGCCCCCTGCTGGCGACGCCCCCCAGCGTCGATCAGGCCCTGGCCGCCGATATGGCCGCCATGCAGGCCCTCGGTCTCGCCGAGGCCAACGTCCTGACCCAATTGCGCGCCGTGGCCACCGCCTACGCCGCCTATCAGTCCGTCCGGGCCGGCAACTATACCGCCATCGGCGCGCTGATCGGGGCGGCAGCAGCCGGCGCCACCGCGGCGGGACCGTCCAGCGCCCTGATGGGATCGCTGCTCGGCCTGTCCAATTCCGTCACCGCCGCCATCGCGGTGACCGCGCCGCTGCTCCAGGCGACGGCGCTGCCGGGCGGCGGCATGGCGGCGCTGGCATCGGCCGCGACCCTGGCGATGTCGTCGCTGGCCTTCCAGCAGATGGCGCAACTGCTGGCCCTGCAAAGCCTGACCAACCGGGCCGCCACCAATCTGGGCAACCAGATCGACGGCGACGGCGGCTGGAACGGCCCCGCCGTCATGGCGGCGGCATCATGAATGCCACCGTCACCACCAGCGGCGGGACGCTGTTCCGCCTCGCCCTCGATCACTATGGCGACGCCACCCAATGGTGGCGCATCGCCCAGGCCAACGGCCTGAGCGACCCCATGATCAGCGGCACCGTCACCCTGACCATTCCCGCCCTCACCCCCACCGACAGCGGAGGCATCCTTGACCCGCGCCGTTGATCCAAATGCCGTGGCCTCGCAGGTGCGCCAGCCGGGAGCCCGCGTCACCGTCAACGGGATCGTGGTGCCGTGGACGGAATGGACCGTCACCAATGTCAGCCACTTTTCCGCCGACACCTTCGCCGTCACCTTGGCCGTCAAGACCCTGCCGGCCGGCGTCGATCCGGCGTGGTGGGCCACCACCGACGCGGCGACGGTGGAGATCGCCGCCGGGTTCGCTGACGAGTCCGGGGAGATCTCCGCTCTGACCAGCCTGATCGTCGGGCGGGTCGATGAGGTCGAGCTCTGCCCGCTCGAGCGCACCCTGCGCCTGACCGGCCGCGATCTGTCGTCCCGGTTGATCGACGCCAAGACCGCCGAGAAATTCCAGAACCAGACCGCCTCCCAGGTGGTGCAGACCCTGGCGGCGCGGCGCGGCCTGACCGCCGACGTCGTCGCCACCACCACCCGGGTGGGGCGCTATTACGAGATCGACCACGCCCGGATCACTACGGAACAGACCGAATGGGCGCTGCTGTCCTGGCTGGCCCAGGAGGAGCAATACGACCTGTGGGTGGGCGGCACCACGCTCTACTTCCACCCCAGCCTGGACCCGGCGGTGACGGCGCCGCGCCCCTATCTCTGGGTCGAGCCGGGCGACCAGGGGCCGGGCATCGCCACCCTCGACCGCCCCCGGCTGAAGCGGTCGCTGACCATCGCCAAGGATATCGTGGTCAAGGTCCACTCGTGGAATCAGGCCAAGGAATCGGGCTACACGATCCAAACCAAGATGCCGCGCGCCTCGTCCGTATCCTCTGACGGCGAGGCGCAGACCTATGTCTTCACCCGGCCGAACCTGGAGTGGGACCGGGCGGTGGCCTATGCCCAGCAGATGGCGGCCGAAATCTCCCGCCACGAATATGTGATCGAGGCCGAAGGCCCCGCCGATCTGATCCTGAGCCCCCGCCAACTGATCAAGACCACCGGCTTCGGCGGCTGGGACGGGGTCTATACCGTCGATCAGGTCGAGCGCGGCTTTTCCGTCCCGGGAGGGTTCCGCATGTCCTGGCGGGCCAAGAATCACCCGACGCGCGCCATGGTGGCGCTGTGAGCATCGGCCGCATCCTCAACCGCGTCCGCGGCGAGGCCATCGCCGCCGCCGATGCCCACCGCCAGCATACCCGCATCGGCATCGTCAGCGGCTTCGACCCGGTGCGCTATTGCGCCAAGGTTCGGCTGCAGCCCGAGCCGCCCGACCAGCCGGCGGGCTCCACCGAAACCGGCTGGCTGCCGGTGCTGGCGCTGTGGGGCGGCAATGGCTGGGGCCTGTTCTGCCCGCCGTCGCCCGGCGATGTGGTCGAGGTCCAGTTCCAGGAGGGCGGACGCGAGGCCGGGATCGTCCTCGGCCGGTTCTTCAGCACCGTCACCCAGCCGCTGCCGGCGCCCTCGGGCGAGTTCTGGCTGGTGCATCAATCGGGCAGCAAGCTCAAATTCCACAATGACGGTAGCGTCGAACTGGCGGCGGCAACCAACCTGACCATCACCGCCGGCCAGACCCTGCGGCTGGCCGGGGCGGATATCCAGATCCACGCCACCAATTCGTATCGCTGGGATGTCAACGGCCACGGCCAGCACTGGACGCCGACCAGCGTCAACACCTGGCAGACCGGCGAGACCGCCGGCACCACCAACCCCATCAGCCCGCCGGAAATTGGATAGACCATGCCCGATCTCGCGCATCTGTGGGCCGGCGACCTGTCGTTCGGTCCCACCGGCGACCTCGCCATCGTCGATGGCCTGGAGATGGGCCGCCAGCGGGTATTGCGCCGCCTGCTGACCAATCCGGGGGAATATCTGTGGCAGCCGGGGTATGGCGCCGGTCTGCCCACCTATGTCGGGCTGACGCCGGCGGTGGCCGAGATCGCCGCCCTGATCGGCGGCCAGATGACGCTGGAACCGGCGGTCGCCCCCGATCCCGCCCCGGTGGTGACGGTCACCGCCATCCCCAACGGCCTGTCGGTGGACATCGCCTATACCGATGCCGGCAGCGGCTCGCCCGTCACCCTCGCCTTCGATCTTCAGTAGGAGCGGCGCCAGATGGTTCTCAGCACCCAGGATTTCACCACGCTGGTGCGCAACATGGTCGCCGCCGCCCAGGGTGGCGCCACCGCCGCCCTCAATCTGACCCCGGGCTCGACCCTGCGCGCTATCATCGAGGCGGTGGCCGGGACGGTGCTGTGGCTGGAAAGCCTGATCCTCCAGGTGCTGATCCTGACCCGCGCCGCCACCAGTTCGGGCAGCGATCTCGAGTCCTGGATGGCGGATTTCAGCCTGACCCGCCTGCCGGCCACCAGCGCCACCGGAGCCGTCACCTTCGCCCGCTTCACCGCCACCCAGGCGGCGGTGGTGCCGTTGAACGCCACCGTGCGGACCGGCGACGGCAGTCAGGGTTTCGTGGTGGCGCTGGACACCACCAATCCGGCCTATAACGCCAATCTCGGCGGCTATGTCCTGGCGGTTGGCGTCTCCAGCCTGTCGGTGGCGGTCCAGGCGATCACCAGCGGCAGCGGCGGCAATGTGCTGGTGGGGGCCATCACCACCATCGGCCAGGCCATCCCCGGCGTCGATACCGTCACCAATGCCGCCGCCTTCACCAATGGGCTGGATGCCGAGACCGATGGCGCCTTCCGCCTGCGCTTCATCGCCTATATCGCCTCGCTGTCCAAGGCGACCAAGGCTTCGGTCGGCTATGCCATCACCAGCGTCCAGCAGGGGCTGCAATACCAGATCGTCGAGAACCAGCAATATGGCGGCACCACCGACAACGGTTATTTCTTCGTGGTGGTGGATGACGGCTCCGGTTATCCGTCATCGACCCTGCTGGCCAATGTCAACACCGCCATCGACGCGGTGCGGGGGCTGGCGATCCGCTTCGGGGTGTTCGCCCCGGTGGTGGTGACCGCCACCCCCACCATGACCATTACCGCCGCCGCCGGATATCCCCATGCCACGGTGGTCGGCGCGGTCGGAACCGCCCTGACCGCCTTCATCGGCGCCACCGCCGACCTGACCGCCACGGTCAAGCAGGCGATCAAGCCCGGCACCCCGGTGGTGTCCTGATATGGCGATTGGCGATCAGAACGACATGGCGGGACGGCTGGCCGCCCTGCTGCCGGTCTCGTGGTTCCAGGGCGCGGTTCCGGTGCTGTCGGTGCTGCTGGCCGGGTTGGGCAATGGGCTGGCGCTGATCTACAGCCTGACCGCCTATGCCAAGCTCCAGACCCGCATCGGCACCGCCAGCGATGGCTGGCTCGACCTGATTTCGGCCGATTTCTTCGGCACAACCCTGCCGCGCCGGACCGGAGAACTGGACAGCCGCTACCGCGCCCGCATCCTGGCTCAGTTGCTGCGGGAACGGGCCACCCGCAAGGGCATGATCGGCATGCTGACCGTGCTGACCGGCCGGGCGCCGCTGGTGTTCGAGCCGGAGCGCCCCGCCGATACCGGCGGCTGGGGTGGTGGCTGCGGCTATGGCGTGGCGGGGGGCTGGGGGTCGGTGCTGCTGCCGGCCCAGGTCTTCGTCACCGCCTTCCGCCCCACCGGCACCGGCGTGCCCATCGTCGCCGGCTATGGCATCCCGACCGGCGCTTACGCCACCGCCGGCCAGGCCGAATATGCCGCCATGACCATGGTCCAGGGCGCCGTCACCGATGCCGACATCTACGCCGCGGTCGATGCCACCAAACCCGCCGGCACCACCGCCTGGACCGCCATCAGCAGCTAGTTTTTCCGCCCCTCACTGTGGGCTTCGGCCCCCTCACGTCCGCCGCCTGTCCCGGCGGTCTTTTTCGTTGGAGCGCCCGTATGGATCGCCAGATTGTCTTTCCCGCCGCCATCCCGCTTGAAACCGATCTGCTGAATGCCCAGCGCTTCACCATGACCGCGCTGGGATCCATCATGCAGACGGTTTTGGGCAGTTCGACCCTGGTCCAGGGCCTCGCCTGCGCCCCGACCTCTCCCGCCTCCATGCAGGTCCAGGTGGGGGCGGGCTCGGTCTACAGCCTGCAGAATCTCGACAATACCGCCTATTCGTCGCTGGCGGCCGACACCACCCACCAGATCGTCAAGCAGGGCATCGTGCTGGATGCCCAGGCCTTCACCATCACCGCCCCCGCCACCGCCGGCACGTCCCAGGTCTATCTGGTCGAGGCCTGCTATCTCGACAGCGACACCAATCCGGTGGTGCTGCCCTATTACAACAGCAGCAATCCGGCCCAGGCCTATAGCGGCCCCAACAATACCGGGGTGGCCCAGAACACCACCCGCAAGGGCGCCTGCTCGGTCCAGGTCAAGGCGGGGGTGGCGGCGGCCACCGGCTCCCAGACCGTTCCGGCGGCCGATACCGGCTATACCCCGCTCTATACCGTGACGGTGGCCCAGGGCCAGACCACCATCACCGCCGGCAATATCGCCACGGTCAGCGGGGCGCCCTTCGTCTCCGAGACCCTGACCAGCAAGATCAGCCAGGCGACCGGCGATGCGCGGTACCTCAAACTGTCGCAAGTCCAGTCGTGGGAAGCCACCGATACCGGCACCGCCAACACCTACGCCGCCACCCTGTCTCCGGTCCCCGGTTCCATTACCGCCGGCGCCCGGGTGTCGCTGCTGATCAGTAACACCAATACCGGCGCTTCGAGCTTCAATCCCAACGGCCTGGGGGCGGCGGCGATCAAAAAGAACTCCGGCGGCGCGCTGGTCAATGTCGCTTCCGGCGATCTTCCGGCCGGGATGCTGGTTGATCTCGAATTTGACGGGACCGTCTGGGAAAAGCTCAATGGGGCCGCCATCACCCTGGCTGACAACAGCCTCAAGACCGGCGCCTCGGGTCTCCAGGTCAACGAGGCCATCACCAGCTATGCCACCAGCCAGACGCTGACCGCCGCCAACCACCTTGCCAATATCGTCGCCACGGCGGCGCTGACCCTGACCCTGCCCAAGGCGTCCACCGCCGGCATGATGGCGGTTGCGCTGCTGGCCCAGGGTGGCGCGGTGACGCTCACCCCCAACGCCGCCGACGCCATCCAGGGCGGCACGGTTGGCGCCAACACCGTCATCCCGCAGGGCTCCAGCGCCTTCCTGGTTACCGATGGGGGTGCCCCGGGCAATTGGTGGATCTTCTTCCAGCCGGGTGCAGGCACGGTCGGAGCGGCCTTTAAAAACCTCAAGATCGCCCCGTCGTCGAACACCGCCGTGGCCCTGACGGCGGATGAGACCGTGCTGGAAAGCCCGGCCTTCGCTTATTTCATGGCCCGCTCGGTCAGCTTGAGTCTTTCCACCGCCTCGACCGGCGCCAACGCCCTGGACACCGGCGCCGTCGCCAACAACACCTGGTATTCGGTGTGGGTGATCGCCACGGCCGCCGGTACCGTGGCCGGACTGCTGTCGGCCAGCGCCACCGCGCCGACCTTGCCGACCGGCTATCTTTATAAGGCCCGCCTCGGCTGGGTGCGCACCAATGCCAGCGCCAACCTGTATCGCACCATTCAGTATGGCCGCCGCGCTCAGTGGGTGGTCGATGGAACCCTGTTGACCGCCCCGCCGGTTCTGGCCAGCGGTGCGCAAGGGACGTGGCCCAATGGCCCTTATGCTGCGGTTTCGGTCTCGAATGCGGTTCCTTCCACGGCAAGCCGCATCATGATTACGTTCTATGTCGGCCAGAACAACGGAGGCTATGCCGCCCCCGGCACCACATGGACCGCGAACGGCGGAAACGGGATTTCCGGCGTTATCCAGGCAAACAACAACTCCAGCTTCGAAGTGCAGACCTCGGCGGACATGGCGCTGGAGAGTACGAATATCGCCGTGGTCATGCAAAGCACCTGCATTCTGGCCTGTTATGGATGGGAGGATAATATCTAATGTACGTCTACTCCAATAATGGACGGGCTTTTCGCGCCGTCGATCCCGAATATCAAGCCGGATCGGGCGAGGTCATCTTCCCCGATTACGCCACTCCGGAGCAGTTGGCGGCGGCCTTCCCCGCATACACGGCGGGGGTTGTCGCCGATGCTCAAGGAGCCCAGGGCGTCAGCCTCGGCGCCGCCTATGCGGCGGCCTGCGCCCAGCCGGTCAGCTTCACCACCGCCGCCAAGGTGACCAAGACCTTCCAGGCCGACCCCGGCTCCATCACCGTTTTGCAGCAGACCCTGGCCGGCCTGTCCGGCGCTCAGGCAACGCCGGCCGGATTCTATTGGGTCGCGGCGGACAATACCCAGGTGCCGTTCAGCTTCGCTGATCTCCAGGGTTTGGCGGCGGCGATGCTGGCTCAAGGCTGGACCGCATTCCAGCATCTCCAGACGCTCAAGGCCGAGGTCGCCGCCGCCACCACCGTCGCGGCGGTCCTGGCCGTCACCTGGTAACCATCCCCGCCCGCCGCCGATCTCCAGCCGCCTCCGAGCGGTTTTTTGTTGCCTGAAAGGAACCCGAGCCAATGCCGGAAACCCCCATCACCTGGCAGGCGCTCGGCGCCGTCCTGGTTGCCGTCGGCATCATCTGCGGCGGGCTGTGGACCGTCTACGGCGCCATCAAGAAACAGTTCGACCGCGCCGCCACCCTGGGCGAGGAGCGCACCACCCGGACCCATGCCCTGATCGAGAATCTCAGGGCGCATATCGGCGCCACCTATGTCCCCCTCGCCGTGCATGCTTCCGAATTGCGCCGTCTCGACGACGCCCTGGAGGAGCGTGACCGCCAGATCAACGACCTGGCCGAGCGGATGCCGTGTCCGGCGGCGGTCAAGCGCCGACGTTCGCCAACCAAGAGGAGTCCCCAGACATGAATGTGTCGAAGACCCACAGCGAAGCAAATGTGTCGAAGACCCACAGCGAAGCAAATGTGTCGAAGACCCACAGCGAAGCAAATGTGCCAAATGGCCCACAAGCCGCAGCAACCGGTACCGCTTCCGTTACCCCCGGATCAAGTCCGGGGCAGGCTCTGCCGCGCGGGTTGCGCAACAACAATCCCGGCAATATCCGCCACGGCATCGCGCCGTGGCGGGGGGAAGTCCCGGGCGATGACCCCGACTTCATCACCTTCGACACCATGACCGACGGGGTCCGGGCCATGGCCAGGCTGATCCGGAATTACCAGACGCTCCATCGCCTCGACACCGTCGCCGCCATCGTCGGGCGCTGGGCGCCGCCCGGCGAAAACGACACCGCCGGCTATATCGCCTATGTGGCGGAAAGCGCCGGCGTCGCGCCCGATGCCGGGCTTGACCTGAGCCATGCCGCCATGCTGGGCCGTCTGGTCTACGCCGTCATCTGCCGCGAGAACGGCCAGGAGGCCGCCGAGCGGTGGGTGAGTGCCGCCGATCTGCTGGCGGGCGTCCGTGAGGCCTGCGGAGGACCGGCCTGATCCCCAGGGCTTGAGCACAAATATTGCCGCCCGGCATCTCGCCCGGCGGCTTTTTCATTGGAGAATCGCCATGTCCTACATTGCCGACCGCGCGAAAGAGCGCGTGTCCCAGGCGGCCATCGCCGCCGCCCTGACCGCCATCGCCACCGTCGCCGGCCAGCCTTCCGCGTGGCAGGAGGGCAGCCTGCCCATGTGGCTGGGCCTCGTCCAGCCTCTGGCCCTGTGCCTGATCGCCATCCTGGTCCCTGACGGCATCGGCGCCACCGTGGCGAGTCTCGCCGGCCTGACGCCGCCCGCTCCCCCCCCTCCGGCCATCCCGCCCGCTCCGGTGCCGCCCGCCAATCCCGGCCTCGTCACCGGCAGTCTCCTGCTGGGTCTGCTGCTGGCGGCGGGCGGCCTGTCGGCCTGCTCGGCTCCCGCCACCACCAGCCAGATTCAGAGCGATCTGCTGCTGGCCGAAGACGGCTATCAGGCCGCCCTGATCGGGGCGGCGGCCTATTCCGGCCTGCCGGCCTGCGGGGCGGGCGCCACGCTGTGCCGCGATCCGGCCGTGGTCTCGGACATTGCCCTGGCCGAGACCTCGGCCTCCGTCGCCTTCGTCCAGGCGGAAACCGCCATTCTCGGTTGCCCGCTCGCCCAGTGGCGGGCCTCCCAGGCCGTGCCGCCCACGGCAGCCTGCGGCCTCCCCATGGCCGGCCAGGACGGCCAGACCCAGGCCCTCACGGCGGTCAAGGCGGTGGTGCTGACCCTGGTGGGGGTGGTGCCCGCCGTGGCCAACGATCCGGCCGCGAAGTGATCCGCGCCATGGTCGTGGCGGTGGCGGTGCTCGGCCTCTCGGGCTGCGCGGCGCTGCCGGCGGTGCTGGGGATGGGCGGGGCCGGCACCGGCACCATCGCCCTGGTGCAATCGGCGGCGACCGATCTGGATACCGCCCTGGCGGTGGACAAGCCGTTCAAGGACATGCTGTGCGCCGAGAACCCGCCCGCGTCGCCGGCCGGCAAGGCATGGTGCGCCAATATCCCATCGGACGCGGCCGGGCTGGTCCGGCAATGGGCGGCGGTGGGATTGGCGGAGGAGGTCGAACGGGACCGCGAATAACCAGGCTTTAGAGCGCCGAGCCCCATATCCGTTTCCGTCAGGGTGATGCGGATATGGGGCTCGGCGCTCTAACCGGCCTTGCCTCCCCGAACTTGCCCACCCGCCATGGCCGGGTGGGCGCTTTTTTGTTGGGGGATCACCGGTCGGGATGGGTTTCCTTCCACGACGGACATGCCGTCCAGGTCGGGCAGAATCGGCCATAGGCGGCGATCCAGTCCCGGGCGATGGCGTCGCGGGCCTCCCGGAGCGAGAGTTCCTCGGCGCAGACCAGATGCTGGAGCTTGATTTCGAGGCGGTCCTTGGTATAGGCGCCCCAGCGGCCGTGCCAGCGTTGCACCCACAGATTGCGCTCGTCACGCGCCGCGCCGCCGATGGACAGCGGAATCAGGTGGTCCATCTCATAATCGGCCGGATTGTCGTCGGGGCCGAGCTGGCGCCGCTTCAGCGCCCGCGTATAGCCGTTGGGCGGGCGAACCTTCTTGGTCCAGCCTTCGACGCAGATGGTCTGATGGATGTTGTCCTGGGTCACCTCCGGATCGATCGCCCCCGGCGTGGTGGCCGGGTCGGGAAGGTCTCCCGCGAGGGCGGCCGGGGCGGCCAGCAAAAACCCGCAGAATAGCATTCGGGGCAAGCCCATGATCCGTCTCCCTGGTCTCGGGGATGAAGGTTTGTCGCCTGATACGAGGGAATCGGTTCCGGCCGTGGGGCCGGCGGTCTTGACGGGAAGGGTACGGTGCCTCCGCCGGCACTTTCAAGGATTTTAGTAACTGCCCAGGTCCCCCCCGTCAAGAAAGGGCTTGACAGGTGATTCTGGGGTAGATTCTAAACTGTCCATGACGCAAGCTGTGGACACGTTGAT